TGCAGATAACGCCCGAGGAAGTTAATACTTGTATCAGATACAAGCCCATACCGTTGACGGATAGTAAACCATCCGCAGAACGGCGGCGCTCCCCAATGTTGGAGAACGTTTAAGAATACTATGATAAACTTTATTCATATGATTAATAAAATAACCACACGAACTCGGTTGTCTCATAGTTCACGCATCACTTCTGGTGTAGATCTATGCTACAATAATTCTTATTATAGTAGATACTGCCCTGCAAAATTTCATGCAGGTACCAAAATAACGGATAATCCGTCGAAAGATGGTGACTTTCCAGTAAAGGATAAAAGTTCCAGTGCTGGTATGATCCTTGAGGATCTAACCTTTTATGTACTTGTGTTAGACAATGTCTTACACAGTAGCATATCTAATTATGGTCTTGGTGATAAATTCCTTGATAGACATTTCGAATCAATAAGTTTTGTCAACTTAAGTGAATGTATTGAGTCTGTTCGCAGATTTCACAATTCCAAAATAAAGCACATGGGTATAGTTGGCGGTACCAAGTTTTACAACAAAGTACGCGACTATGTTATTACCCTTCTTGAAACAGATGAGAAAATGCACAGCTCTATTCCTAATCCCTGTAATATTTCAACTGGAGTGAAGGATAGATGGCCGAGCGCGTTCAAAGAACTAAGATTTCTCTTTCGTTGGCAAAGATCGCGTACTAATGGCTCCGACATTGCAGATCGTTTGATCAGATGTTTATTGTCTATTAATAGGATTAAATCAGATAACTCTGAGATAGATACCTCATCAATTACAGATGCTGGAGTTATAGTGCCGACTGACTTCGAAGTTGACTTCCGAAATTTCTTAAGGAAGTTCTTAAAGCCAGCTGTTAAAGACTCAAATGTACAATGGCCGATATTACCCTTCTTAACGTTGGGAAAATCTGGACCTTCCGGTAAAGATTCAGTTGAATCTGCCGGACTAGAAGCAGGCTTACTAACACACTTAGAGGTATGGAATAAACATTTTCAACCACTATGTGAATTGACTGGAAATTCCAGTTTCTACGCATATGTGAAAGAACTTGGATACAACTGCCTTCTCAAGGAGCTGGGATCACCTGAACGGTGTAATAATCATTCCATTAGGAACGCGTTAGGTAAAGGGAAGTTACGAAAGGTTTTCCTCCGTAAAATTACACCAATACCCGACAAAGGTAACAAATCACGAATTATCGCAATGTCGGACAAATTCACACAGCATTTGCTAAGTGGATTCGAAAGACAAGTCTTAAAAGTGATGAAACAATTGTTCCGCAAGGAGTGTGACTACTATAGTCACTCAGCAGGATTCAAAAAATTACAAAGGCAATTAAAAGCCGATGTAAACTCCTACGACCTATCGAATTGGACTGACCGGTTACCGGCCAGCCTTCAGAAAATGGTTGTAGAAGAGTTGTTCGGCAGTAAAATCGCTGAGCATTGGGAGTCATTGGTAGTCAAGTGCCCTTGGAAACTTGGAGCAGATGACAAAATGATCAAATACTCTGTTGGTCAGGGAATGGGAACTAAAGGTTCTTTCCAAATCGCATCTTTAACATCTATGTTGCTTATTAAGCACATGTATGTAACAAAGTACGGTGAGAAATTATCTCAATTCAAGTACCCACGATCCGCAGTTGGTGATGATCTCTTCGCCTTTGATCCTAAAGGTGAAATACCTGCATTGTTTGCAATGATAGGTGTACCAGTGAATCATAAGAAGTCCAAGATAGCGACCGAAAACAATTTGGTCTGCGAATACGTTTCCAGAAATATCAATTATGGTCATGACGTCTCAAGGATTTCCGCTAAATTGTGCCTATCCATTAAACATAGTTTATTGGAAGTCAAATCGTTGCTTCTTCATCTTGAGGAGCGCGGTGCCATTATTAATACTTCAAGACTCTTCCACGATCTAATGTCCTTAAAAAAGACAAATGGTTCATCGAGATTTAAACCTTGGGAATTCATTAAGGTATGGAAATCAATAATCTGTCATAGAGTGCTGTATGATGATTTACACTCACTGGAATTATCTACCACACTTAAATGTTTTCTTCAGGAACAATCCCTTTTGAATGAAGAAGAGGTCGAGTTTTACCACTTGATTACCGATAATGAGGAGTACTGGTATAGCCTATTGAGTAGCTCTATTTTAGAGTCAAAGAGGGCCATTGACGCAATATCCGGCGAGATCGATATTCCAGATGATGAGCTCTCCGAAATGGAGTTGGCCATAGTCAACTGGTATGTTAGTAAATCGACGAGTGATACAGTTATTCCTAATTTTTGTTGGGAGTCACTGGATCCCTTAATGAGTTATGGGGAAATCATCCTTGAACTCAGAAAGGCTAGATTGAAGTGTATCACACGCCTCTCTTTCGAGATTGGTGCGGGATTAAACACAACATTCTTTGATCGTGAATTGCATAGTTACAGATCCAATGATATTGATGAAGACGTATTAAATACCATCTTCTCCAAATACATGAGAACCCTTGTAAAGGAACTCGAGGATGTAACTTTTGAATTCGGACTTATACCGAAGGGTGAAGAGATTCACAAATCGGTACCTAAGTTTCGTTTACAAAGCGCGTTCAAACTAGCATCTTCTTTCGAAGATCTAGAGGACCTACAATCATTCTATGTGAAGTTTTCCTTCCAAAAGAAAATGATACTTGATGATGTCATTAGACATTACTGTCTAACGGTAGTTGAACGTATTGATCCGGTATCTCAAGATGCGAATCTTGAGTTGACGGAGAGTGAATAGGGTTATTAAAACCTTTAACACTCACCGAGGGCTTTATACAAAGCCCGAGTTTACTAGAGATTAATCTATCTACCAATCCAGGTAGGGGAAGGAGAATCTAGAGTAGGCGGGAACACCAAACAATCCAGAATAACA